GTATATTTCAAGTGTGCGGAAGAGTAAAAAGAAAAAATCTTCCAAAAAATCAACAAAATCTAAGAAAAAATGATTGAAATTACTGATGAGATGCTTGACATCATCGAAAAAGTGAAAGGAAAGCGAAATCCTGCTTTGTGGGATCCTCGTTGTGAACAATATCAAAGAAAATTGAAAGAGGGTACTGTAAAAAAGTCAACAACAAGTTAAACTATTTATAAATACTCTTTTTTCTTAGGACAATGGCATTTTTTCGTGGCGAGGAAGGTTCTGTAAAATTTAAAAATGGAACTGGAACTACTGAAGCAATCGTATCAACTACAAGTTGGTCACTTGATACTACAAAAGACACATTAGATGTTACTGCTCATGGAGCAACATTTAGAAGTTTTGTTGGC